AACCGATGTACCATTACTAGCAGTGTAATCTGTCGTGTCTTTTAGCAGAACGCCGTTCTGATAAACTTGAATATTTCCAACCGTGTAGGTCACAGCGAAGGTTGTTTGCGCAGAGGTTGCTGTAAACGATGTCACATCAACAGTGTTTGTCGCTGCGGAACCCGCTGTAATCTCAACAACCGCTGCGGTTGCGCCAGCGCCATCGCAGTAAACAATTGAGGAACTACCGTCTAAAATGTCTACATTCGCACCAGAACCTTGAGAGATTGTCAGAGTCTGTCCGCAATCGTTCTTTATAAAGTAGACTTTCTGCGCATCATTTGGTGCAATCGTCGCCGTAACGGCAACTCCCGGTGTGCCGCCGAAAACCAGAACTTTACTCATACCGTCAGACAATGTGCCGTCTGTAGTTGTGACAGTTTTAGTCGAACCCGTAAGAGTTATATCGACAACCCCGTTTGTTAAACGGTCAATGATGTCAAAGTTCGTGTTGGTAGATGCACCCCATGTTCCGGATTCATCTCCCGTGGCGATTTTCTTTAACCCGCCGTTTACTGTGAAGGTCGCCATGTTTCTTTACCTTTACGCTGCTATTTCAGTCCATGTTACACCAGAAACTGGTTCTTCTTCTGTCCAAGTGCTGCCCGGTGATGGGGCTACGCCTGTCCAGCTTGTCCCCGGTTGAGGAATTATTTGATCGTAAACTAGCACAGAACCAACCGCTGCGCTAGCACTAAGCCCCGTAACCGAAATTCGTACACTTAAAATCGTTTCCACCGAACCAACTTGAGCCGTTGCGATCATATCAATGTTGTTTACAGGAACTCTTTGGAACGTGCGAAGATCAACAGGATTAACAAGACCTGTCGCCGCAATCCCCGTCACTTCGACGTTAGGAGCATCACCAATTACAGTCGGAGCAGTCACCCCACTAACTGTTTCAACGCCTACTGCGTTTACATCTACGCCTGTACCAGCGTTAATAACTACGCTGCCTACGTTGCCAGAAGCCTCAAGCCCTGTCGCAGGAGCATAAGCGTTGATAACAACGGTTACGCCGTTAAGAGCGGTTGTGCCAAGCAATGACGCGGTTAGCGTCACCGTAATCCCAGTACCCTCGACAACCGTTACAGAGTCAACAAACCCCGTAGCCTCAAGTCCTGTCGTTGGGATATTCTGCTCGGTACGGAGTGTAACCACACCAACAGTACCCGTGCCAGATACGCCAACAGCAATAACACTATTATCGCCTTTGGCAATAACCGAGCCAACGGCGCTGACGGTTGCAAGACCTGTAACCGCTACAGAGACATTCTCTCGAACAACGGCTGAACCAACTTGGCCCTGCATAGCGCCAAGCGTAGACTGCTCACCGCCCCAAGATGTAACGCCAAACCCTAGCTCACCCCACCCGTTAAGAGTATGGCCCACACGGACAGGGACTGCTTCATTCCAAGCACCCTCTCCCCATTCTCCACGACTCCAACCAGTGATGTTCGCCATAGGGAAACTCCCTACGCGATACGGATAAGTGCGTTGCTCGCGTCAGCCGTTGGGAACACAATCTGGAAGTCACCCGATGTAGAAGACTTGTCAGAGCCAAAGTCCAGTACAACGATAGAGTCTGTTGTCCCTGTGCCCGCGCCAGTAGTTGTGTTGTAAATCAACGCTCCACGAGCCGTAATCGTGGCAGATGTAAACGTCAGATCCGCAAAGTCTGTGAACGCCGTGGTTCCAGAAGTTGTTGGAGTTACGTTGGCCAACGCACCGCCACCCGCAGCATACGATCCGGAGTTACCCACCTCGTTAGTCGCAGTGTAGTCTGTAGTTGCCGCTGTAAACGAGGCGTTGTTGTCGTACAGGGCTAGCTTGAACGCATCGCCTGTAGAGTTTGTAAAGTTGTGACTACCTGTAAGCAGTTCCTGCTTAAAAGAAGTACACATAAAGTTTCCTGTAAAGGCCATAGTTAAAGTCTCCTTATGAGTTCAGCCAGTTCGGGGTGTCCCGCATCCTTGATTGCATTATACACAGTTGTGCGGTCGCTGCGAATAGCCTGCCGCATATAATATGCAACAAGCGTTTCGACGTGCTTTGAAAAAGCACGAGCTTGGTCTCGTATCCCAGGATGGGCGCTATCGGAAACCGAAATAATTTTATCAACACATTGCTCCGCCAACTCGTCTGGCGAAAAACCTCGGTTGTCCGTGGTCTTTACCCCGATAACTGGAGCATCTTTATTAATGTCTACCTTGAACTCAAACATTATTGCTGCGCCCTTATAAGCTTACCATTTCGGTATTCATCGGTGGTTTCTTTAGCTTCTCCCAGCATCTTGACACCAATCAATGCTTCTTGGAAACGACCAGCGTACATACCCATAACGTCCGGCTCACCCTTCATGTAGATGTAAGCCTCGATTAACGATCCATATAACATTGCCATTTCAGCGTTTACACTTAGCCAAGTTGTACCATTTGCAGTACCTGCTGTTATACTGAGCGGACGATAAAAATAATGTAGCTCCGCAGTGTAGTTATTTCCCACGGACGGCGCATCAGGTGTCGGTGCCAGCAAGAAGTTTTCTAGATCAAATACTCCATAGTAGCGAGGCGCACCTGTTGTAGTGTCGTCCGGAGTGTAGGTCTGCAAAAAACTTGGGTCTTTGAACTCAACAAAAAACCTGTCTTCGTCTGGTCCCCGCAAACTCAAGGAAAATGGAGCCAGATAGTCCGATGGCACCGCCAGATAAGGGTTGCCTGCTGTAGTCGAAGCAGTGGAGTTTTTTCTAAATAAACTAAGTTGTACGTTCTTCAAGATTCTTTCTTCCGCCTGCCGAATAAACAACGGGAGATTTGTGACAAACGATGTCTCGTCATTCTCAGTGTAATCTTGAATAGCCTGCTTTAGCTGCGCGTATGTAAAACTCATGTCGTTACCACCGTTACTGTTCCAACGGCCCCTTGAGCGACCAAGTTATCTGGAGGGCTGATGCCGGGTATGTAGGCAAACCCCACTGGATTCCACCCCCACTGTAGCGCCCTTTGCTCGGCAAGGCCAGACTCAGGACGTGGGTTCATCAACGCTTGGGGATCGGGGAAAGCTTTCGGCGGAAACAACTGAGGGTGTTTTGTCTCGAACTCATCGGGGCCAACCTTGGCACCAGTCCACTCTACCTTCATCTCACGAAGAAGGTAGCGGCGACCAGACCGATCAGATATTCCCCAAGCATTTTTTCCCGCAGCGTAAGGCATTAGACCCTCAAATAAGCTAGGCTAGGTTGCAGTTTCAACGGAGTACGGCCCTGATCCTCGTCCGCCGCACGTTGGAACTCTTCTTCGTAGATAGTCTTTAGCATTTGAATCCGCTCCGGAGCACGTTTAACTGCCATATAGTATGCCAAACCAGCAGCCATGCACGGGTAAAAACGGAACGGCATGTCAGTTGTGTTTACCAAATCGTCCGCATCCTCGATCCTACGCACATAGTAGTACCGAATCTGGTCGGTTGAGTTTTCTGGAACGGACCAAAGGTACAGTTTCGGATCAATCTGTCGATCCAACCAGAACTGGCTGGGCCTGCCCTGCGTTGTTTTGTTCGGCAACGTGGCGTAATCACCACGGCTAATGCGCTGCACCTCGTAGTCTGTGTTGTCTCTGCGCATAACAACGTCCAACAGATCGACCACGCCCGGCTCCAACGTGTACTCGGAGACGCCTTGTGTAACGGTGAAAAAAGATTGCTTCACGGTCCACAGGTTTAATCCACGGTTTGCCCACTCAGCAAACATCAAGTTCAAAGACCGACGTGCAGTACGAGCGTCATAACCAGTGCGAACCTCTAGCCCGCACCTCTCATACGCTTCCTCGATTATCTCAGCGACATCGAGATTGAAATCTCTTGAACCCGAAGTTGTCATGTCATCAACCCATCTTTGTGTCGCGAACGCCACGGTTTGCCATCACGCAGCCGCCGTTCTTATACCGCACCATACCACCTTTAGCTTTACCTTGCGAAGCCTTTATCGCTTCAGCCGTAGGGGCACCCTTATCGCCGGGGCTGCGCATGCGCTCTCCGCTGCCGCCCTCGATACGTTTCCGCTTCTTTTCTATATTATCCCAAAGTCCTGGCTTGCCCATTTTACGGTACTTTTCCGGAGGCTTGGATACTTGGAACGCTGTCTGCGCCCTTGATATCGTCATAGTAGTTGACCCTTCTAACTAAAAAATCTTGCCACATAGGCTTGATCATCGAGTAGTTCTCTTCAACCCTATACGAAACAACAGCAACTTCCGCTTTCATTTCAGAAACCTGAAGCGCACCCCAGCTTAACACCCCTAGAGACACCACAGAAATTATATGTTGGAAGTCAATCTTCATGCTGTCACCAAGCCTTACAAGACCAGTATTTGGCCACAACAACGTGTGACTTCTTCGCGTGATTAGGAGTCCGCTTAGGCTTGTTAAAGCCAGCTACCCCCGACCGTGCAAGGCGAGGGTCTTTTTTGGATTTACTCGTAGAAGGCATCGGCTTCCAACAGATTTGACATGTTGAGGTATATACCGGTCTTTACGAGAAAACCACTATTCGGAATGCTGAACGTATTGGCGAAGGTGTCGCCCGCTGACGTATGCTTGCTCATAAGCCAACGCTTTGGCTCCGTACCCGGATTCGGCGTTGTAGCAACATACCGACAGGCAGGCGTACCTGAAATCGTGGCAGAGTTAAGCACGGTCACTGTGAACGCGTTCGCACTTGTCACTGTGATCTCGTAGTTGCCATTCCCTGCCGCACCGCCAGTACCTGTCGAGAAGGAAATACCGACTAGATCGCCAGTAGCTAAACCGTGTGCGGTGTCCGTAACGGTAACTGTTGTGCTAGATTGCGCATAAGTGCCAGTTTCTGGAGCAGTGTCAGAATCAAATACATCGAGTAGCCCAGCAGAAGCTGTACCCACAATGGACACTTCCTTGATACGGTGACGACCAAGCGCAACAACACCACTTCCGTGTCGGTGCCCCTGATAGACTTGAGACAGACTATTCATCCGTTAATCCTTCTTCTTTGGGGGACGGCCACGCTTCTTTTTAACAGGAGTATCCGTCCACGCCTCGTTTACATCTGGCGTAGATGGATCGTCTGCTTTGAGAGTGCCGTTTTCATTACGAGCGCGAACTTTCGCAGCGCCGATTCCTCGGGCTGCTAGTTCTTCCTCAGAGGGGGGTGTAAATCTAGACATGAAATACCCCTTACGAGATTGTTGCGCCAGTGTCTGAACGCTTCCAGTTTGTGCCGTCAGAGAAAGCTAGAATTGCTGTGCCGCCAGCGCCGTTAGAAACGTACACGATTGTGCCTGCGCCTGCTGTTGCAGCAGATGGGGCGTTTGCAACTGTATATGTTGGAAGGACGATGTCGCCAATAAAGCCAGCGGTTGAGGTCACTGGACCTGAAAAAGTGGTCGAAGCCATTATAGTACCCTTTGCATAAGGATTCGCTCTGTAGTCTATGCAACGTCAGGAGGGCGGTAACCTGTCTACAAAGCTGATGTCTGCCCTAGTGAAATCAGAATACACTAGGTCTAAACAAAAAGAAAGAGGCGATCCGAAGACCGCCCCTGACTTTAGTGCTGACTAGAGACTTACGCCCCTGCAGAACCGAAGATGCAACGTGGGTCGCTAAAGCCGAAGCTGTAACGCTCACGCGCTTTAAAGCGCATGTTGCCTGTGTCGAAGTCACCTTCCATGTTGGTGGAAAGTGGCGTCCGCTCAAAGTGGATCATGCCACGAGGAGCATCAGTCAAGACAAAGAACGCATCCGGATCAGTAAGGAAGTCGTTGACGGCATAACCATCAGGCAACATACCCATTGAGCGGAGCGCGTTAGTGTCGTTGTCGGCTGTGCCAACACGCAAGTTAGAAACCATCAAGC